AGTGGTGTTTTGATGATCACTCGACATTTCTTTAAACCTAATCCCTATAAAAGTGAACTATTGGATGAATTAGACATTTTCCTTGAAACTAACAATTGCAAGCACAAGTGTCGAGTTTATACTAAGAATCTTGTTCAAATTGGGAAGAAGGACATGGCTTTGTATTTCATACCTAAAGCCCCAAAAATTTCTCGAAATCTGGTTGATCTATTACCAGAAACTTCAGGAAGTGCACACCACAAGTGTGTACTAGTTTACAAAACTCTCGAGGACTACGTTAGCGAATCATTGAATGCTACTTATGAAAACATGGTTACTAGCGGTGGATTTAACTGTGGTAGAGGCTTATCTTATGTCTCAAAACACACTCGAGGTGGTTTTTGTGGAAGTGCTCTTGTTACAGACAGAAGAGACGGATGTATTGCTGGATTCCACGTATCAGGCAATTCATATTCAGATGACTCCAGATTGGGCTTTGCCCAGGAAGTCTTATACTCAGATTACATGGATGCTAAGAATATACTTAACCAACAAGTATCATTCTCACATGTGCCTGAGATGAGAGAACCTGACAAAGTTCGTCTTGGTCATACCTTAGTGCAAGGAAAAGGTCCCCATCCTAAAACAGAGATGTTTGAAAAGGATAGAATGGAACCGTATAACTGCATGGAGGTTAAGGGTCATACTCTGGATTTACCGAAGTACAGATCTAAAGTGCGCAAGAGCTTGATCAGCGATTCCGTAGAAGAAATTTTTGGAGTGCCTTGTACTTGGAAGGCACCAGACATGAAACTACCATGGATCCATCACAACAAAGCATTGGAACATGTAGCTAAAGGAGCTTGGGAAGTCGATCCTGATGCTCTTGAATGGGCTTACAAGGACTATTGGGAGGATATCATGACAGTCTTACCACAATATATTAAGAAGCATCCAGAGTACTGCAGAGTTTTGACAGATTTGGAATCTATCAACGGAATAGCAGGCTCAATGTATATGGAACCAGCAAAAATGACAACATCAGCTGGAATACCATTGACTTCTAAATTGTTGAGTGGACTGTTTGTAGAGCTAGATCCTCTAGATGATGGAAGAAAGAGATATGATTACACACCGTGGGCTAGAGATCATTATGACAAGATGATTGAAATTCTAAAGTCCGGAAAGATGTACAACGTTTGGTCTCGATCTTGCCTAAAGGATGAGGTCGTTGAAGAAGATTCAGATAAAGTGAGGATATTCTATATTTTGGAGTGTTTATTCGCTATGCTGGTAAGGAAATATTATCTACCAGTCATTGAATTTATTTCACGACATCCTTTAACTTGTGAATGTGCTGTTGGTATCAATTGTGCCAGCCCCGAGTGGCAAGAGATGAAAAATTTCGTTGAGTCTATATCGTCAGATGGAACTGGAATAGATTGGGACTACAGTAAATATGATCTCAAACGT